CGTTCTACTGTACCACCTGGATTAAGTGATACATTAGGATGTTATTTTATGCCTGAATTTTTAACAGAAAAAAAATACAAAGACGATTTCATTCATAATACTCATTGGGTATTTGGTCTTAAAGATGAACTCATACATACTTCTCAAAATAAAAAATATAAAATGCTTATACACAATTTATTTAATAATGCGTATATCAATAACAAAATTATGTACAATAATATTCATTTTATACCTAATAAAGATGCTGAAATGGTTAAATTATTCCGTAATACATTTTTATCTACTAAAGTATCTTTTTGTAATGAAATACATGAATTTTGTAATCAAAAACAAATAAATTATAACAATGTTGTTACATATGCTACGTTAGACAGTCGTATAACAGATAGCCATACTAGTGTTCCGGGTCATGATGGTAAACACGGGTTTGGTGGAACTTGTTTCCCTAAAGATTGTAATAATTTACAATATGAAATGAATAAAGTAGGTATGAAATCGTATATCATATCTAATGTATTAAAAAGAAATACTGAAAAGGACCGGCCCGAACAAGACTGGACATTACAAACAAAACGTGCTGTTATTTAATACGTGAACCTTATGTTTTTTTAACATTAATTTGAACTTTACCTTTTTTATTTAATTGCGTTAATGAATCTTCTGCTTGATCACTATGGTTAGGATTATAATTATCAACATGGTATTTCCAGAACCGCGAATCTCCAATCCTAAAATCTTCATGCATCTCTGCTTTGTAATAAAATATTTGATCTTCTAGTCTATTACTTTTAGCATTATTATTAATAACAAGACATTCATAGTTTTCTGTACACGCATCCATAACTTGACAAAACATATCAAAAGTTGGAAACATTCCGGCAAATTGTTCATATAAACGTTTACGATTAGAAACATAATTTTCACGTAAAATAAACACATAATCGATGTTTGTTCGTAAACTGGGGGGAATACCTAAAGCATATTGCATTGTAATAATAAACATTATTTTATAATGGCGCCCATTCATAAATACACTCCGAATAGATTTACTTTTTACCCATGAATTATCATATAAACAATCATCTAATATTAAAAAGAATCTTGGATCTATAGTAGAATTACCTCTTTCTGCTACTTCGCATTTTATTTTATTGATAATTTTTTTCTGTCGTTTTAATACATTAGCAACTATTTCAGGTTTATATTCATTATGAATAAAAATACTAGGCATCATTGTAGAATAAAAGGCGTTTGCCCCTTCTGTACCAGATATAACGGTTCCTACAGGAATATTTTTATTATAATACAATAAATCTTTAACTAATATACTTTTACCGGTATCACGCTTACCGATAAATACAACTACTTTATCATTATCTATACTTCGCATATCAAATTTTTTTATTTTAAATTCCATATAGTATTATATACACATATTAAGATTTTCCTAGTTCTTACGCATTATTAAATTTATTTTTTTATTAAAAATATATTAGTTTAATTACTACAATAAAATTACTTTAGTATATTAATTTTAATGTATTCTATATTTCAATTAAAAGAATATAAAACTATACAAAAATATAAATTAACAAAATCGATTAAAAAATTTTATCATTCTCATAATACATCTTTTTTTAATGTTTTATTTACTTTATTTTCAGATACAAAATTAGAACAAAAAACGTTTAATAATAATAAGCAAATTGTTAAACTGTTACAACATATTAAAGATATAGATGTTAATGGTAAAATATTTAAATCCGTGATTCGATACAATCGTAAACAGTTTATTCAAAATATTTTTATAAAAGAATGTTTTATCGTCGACATGTATTCTTTATTAATCGAAAGAAATACAAAACAAAATATATATAAACGATATGTCTTAGCCAATAGTATGTATAATGTAAATAATTTTAGCACAATAGAACTCTTCTGTACATATTTAACTTCTAAATTAGTAGAAAAAAAAATCTCACCTCATTTTCCTTTTTTTTATGGCTTTGTACAAACTATCTTAGATAAACATACCACAAATATTACAGAAGAATATGATGAAGACGTTATACGTAGTATTAAAAAAGATCCCTATAATCCTATAGAATTTAAAATTATTAAAAAAAAAACAAATGTATATTTAGAAACATATCATACGCCTATTTTATTAATTGCTACAGAGAAATTAGATGGCGACTTATTAAATTATTGTAATGACAAAGAAGATAATGGCGATACTATAGAACGCGAAGAGTGGTTATCGTACATATTTCAAATTATCGCCGCCTTAACAATTATACAAAAATATTTTAATATGTGTCATAATGATTTACATTTTTCCAATATAATGTTTTCATATACAAAAGAAAAGTATATATATTACACATATAAGCATAAATATTATAAAGTTCCTACCTATAATAAAATATTAAAAATTATAGATTGGGGGCGCTCATCATATAATTTTAATAATTTTGAAGGAAAAAATAATGTATATAATGCTTTGGGACCGACATTTGGTCAATATGTCTATAATCGCATTAATCTTAAAAATTATAAACCGATACCTTTTAATTCATCTATAGATATGGCCCTTTTCGCATCTAACCTTTTACAAGAAGAAACCTTTCCCAAAAAAGGAAAGTTATATTCATATATCACAAATATACTAAAGGATAAAAAAGGTAACTCATTTTTTCATAATGAATTTGATTTTAACTTTTATATAGATTCAGCTAAATATGCTTCAAAGGGTATTCCTCATAAACAAATTGAACATAAAATATTTAAAGACTTTATGATAAACAAACGAAGATTTAAAACATATCAACACTCTACTACATGTACGCTATACGACTTAAACTAATAATAGTATAAAAATCTATATATACAAATGTATATATAGATATTTAGATATGTTCCTATGTAGAACGATTTGTTAACTGGGCTATGATTATACTTAATTAATTATTAATTAATTGTTAATTTTTTAGCTTTATTTAATTCTTCTACTAAATTTACAGGTTCGACAACGTGTGAGGATTCCGAAGATTTTGTTTGTTGTCGATTTAACCATGGATCTTCCGCTTCTAATACATCGGCAAGTTCTTTTACCTGATCTTTGTTTTTTTCAAGTTCTGCTAATTCAGCTTGTTTTTGTTCTACTTCTAAATTATTTTTTTCTATTAAATCGCGTTTACGAGTATTAAATATTTCTTCACGCTCGTCCATGTTTTCTTTGTATTTAGACATTAGGGTATTTAATTCATCATTCAAATAATTTTCTTTTTCAATAGTTTGAGGTTCAGGGTCCCACGGTAACCAAAATCCCACTTGACCTACAAATACATTAAAATTAGGATCCGATTTTTGTAAACGCTTGGCTCTCATTTCCGCTTCTTGTATTGTGTCATATGTTCCTCGAACTTTAAGACCTCGTACACTTGTTTTGAAATTATTTTTTTCTGTAAATTGTTTGTTTAAATGTTGCTCTTCATTAAATAGATAATCTTTATATTTAGATAATATGTCTGTTTCTTCTAAATTATATTCGGTAGCTATAGATTGTAAAAAATTATGGACTTTAAACATTTCTTTGTCTTTTAATACATTTTCAGGTGAAATGAATGATAGGCACACATAGTTTTGTCCTCTTATTTCTTTATCAGCTTCTAAATAATCCTCACTTAATTCCATATTTATGTATATATATATACATTTATCTTTAAATATATATGTTCTGTTGAGTATTTATTATTTATTTATTATTTATTTATTATTTATTTATTATTTATTTATTTTTTTTATCCTGCTTTTAAAAAAATTTTCTTTTTATATATTATAAAAAAATATGCCTGGAGATACGTTAAATAGATTACAGACTTCTTTCGACATTCAAGAAATTCTTAAACGTGCCGTCAAATATTTAATTGAAGGTGGTTCCGTTGCTTTTGTCGCTTGGGCTATCCCAAAAAGCAGATTACGCAGTGAAGAAATTGTCATCATTGCGTTAGTCGCAGCATGCGTATTCGCTATCTTAGATATGTTTGCCCCAAGTATTGGCAACGCCGCAAGACAGGGTGCTGGCTTCGGTATTGGCGCTAACCTTGTTGGTTTCCCACGCTAAATACAATGATAACATATAAACATATCAATAAACATATAAAACTCTTTTATACAAAATAAGTATATACATAATTGTTTTACATATATATTTATTTTAAAATCTATATAGTTTTAATATATTGCCACCGTAAATCCTTACATATACTTTTCCATATTTTATCTTGTTCCGCTAGTTTTTCTCTCGATTTTAAAAGAGTAAAATACTCTAGATATTCATCCATTTCTAATAATTGTAAACATTTATATAGAACATAAGAATAAGATAAAAAATTACTTCTGTTATTGGGACAATATTTCATCCAAGGATTTTGAATTTCTTTAAACATAGAACGTAATTTCATTTCAATTTCTCGAGTAATAATAGGGGCAGGTGTTCCGGTTAAACGATTAATAATATGTGGAACGTGTTCATAATATTTATTTAGTTTTAATTTTTTTAAAATACTTCGTAATTTAGATATACTTATATTATCTATAGATATATAGGATTCTTTTTTTATTTCCTCAATGATACGATCATATACATTTTTAGGAATATCTGTTGTTTCTTTGGCTTGAAACTGGGCTAACCATTCATTAAAATGATTAATTCTTTTGTAAGCAAAATAACTCATTTCTCTTGGTGGTTGTTTATAAGACGGTTTATTAATAGAAATTAATACTTTTTCTTGTACACCACATCCTGGACATACCATAATACCATCTGTTTGATATAGTATTTTTTCTCGGTTGCAATCATAACAAACATTTTTGATATTATTATTGTCATTATTGAAATCTTTATTATTAAACGTTTGTTTATCTAAAGTTGTATCTTCTTTTTTATTAAAATACTGTAATACATTATTACTTTTTAATTCTATTTTTTGTGTAGTCGTTTTATGTGTACAAATACTAAATAAATCTTCTACATTGTCTAATAAATATTCATGTAAAGAAGAAAAGTTTTTTTTAGTGTCTATTGTCTGATTTATTTTTTTTTTTTTTTTTATA